GAATGCATCTGTACCAGCATAGAACTTCAAGTTAGACTTGATAGCACGATACTTGCGTGGCATTGCAAGAATGATGTTCTGCATTACATCTGTTGTCCAGGCGTTATTAGCGACTGTTACAACTGACTCATGAGCATCTCCGTCAGTCTTTACACGGTTTACGAAACCGTTTAGGATTGAAGTAAATGCGTTTGAACCTGTTCCTGTTCCGTTGATTGCAAGGTCTTCGATATCATTACCGAAAGCGTTTGTCATCAAGCGTACAATGTGATCTTCTAGTGCTGCACCTTCGATGTTATCTTCTAGTGCTTCTGCAGATACTTCCCAGTCAAGACGAATCTTCTTTGTAGTCAATTCAACCTTTGAGAATGTTGCACCTGCGTTTGTGTAATCGCCAACTGCTTGCGCTGCTGCACGAATAACACGCTCTCCGACGTTTACCTTTTCGAGTTCCATTGTATTGGCTCTCATTGTAACGCGACGGCCATCTTGGGCGAGAATGGTAGCATCCCACACGTAGTCAATAAAACGACGTGCTTGCTCTGGGCGTAGGATACCTGATCCAGCCTCACCTGAAGGGTTAACTGCATTTGGTCCAGATGTTACTCCTGATAGTGCTGTTGGGATATTACCCAAGACACCACCATCGGTGTAATTACCTGGTACGTTTGAACCTGCTTCAGATCCAGATGCGAATGCACCTTGTCCCTGATACAGTCCTGGTGCTGTTCCACCAAGATTACCTGAAGTTCCAGGTTGGTTCTTTTCTATATTTTGTTCCGACATATTGTCACCTCCTGTGATTTTTTACTTATTAATTAAATAAGTCGGCTGTTTTGAGGAAACTACCGCCCCATAGGGATTTTTCAACCGTTTCAGGTTGATTCTGTACTATCTCGCCGAGATCGCCAGACTTTCGGAAAGCAGTGTCTTGCTCTACAAGTTCCACACGCTTACCAAATTCATTGAATCCACTTGATACTGTTGCAATATCTTTTGCAACTGCTTCAAATGAACTTTTTGCTGTTTCAACATCAACCTTTGAAGACTTAAGCATTTCTACTTCTGCCTGCAATGAGTTAACCTTTGAAACTAGATCGCTAAAGGCTGATTCTAGAGTGTTCTTGATTTCTACAGTTGAATCAACTGCTTCATCTGATTTAGATACTTCTGTAACTTCTTCAACTACGTCAACTGCAGAAGTCTCTTCAGACTTTGCAATCTCTTCAGATGCTGGGGCTTCATCAGCCTTAATAACATCTTCTGTAGTTGTTTCAACTACTGCATCAACCTCTGGAGCGACCTCTGACTTTTCTACTTCTACTGCTGCTTCTGTTTCAAGAACTTCTGCAACTGCTTCTGTCTTTTCTGTCATAGGTTGTACCTCCTTGTTAATCTTAGAAGTATTAATGCCTTTAGCACTATCAACTAAGAATTTTATCATTGTTACTTTTTCTTTATCCGTTTTTTCAACGAAACCTATATTTTCCATTTGTTCACCGTTTATTGGACTAGTTTCTGACTCATTCTCAGATGCCAAAACTATACCATTTGCTTTATCGTAAAAAACATTTTCTAAAACTGTTGCGTCACCCTTAAATACATCTACTCCGTCTACCTTTTCAACAGATACAATGTTTGCAAATTGATTTGCTGGGGAATCTACAAGACTCAACTCAACTAAATCATATTCTTTAATAACTCTAATTTGTGTGTCTGACTTTTCATCATATGCGTCATCCCACTTATTCATTCTTCCGCCAATAGAAAAACCAGTTAGCGTTCCATCTAGAACTTTTTCCCAAGTATCTTGTGCACCTTTTGAAACATATGCGGAGACAAAAACACCCTTATAAAACTTCTTTGATTCTGGATCAAAGTACTTGTCTTCTTTAAAGTTAACCATCTTGCCTACTGCTAGTGGTTGGTGCATTTCTCTAATGTTCCCACGGAATTTTGCAAATGCTGCCATTGATGCTTCTGCTGTTACGATGTCATCTTGCTTATCAATATTGTCAAGTGATGCAAAGCCTGAGACGATTCTTCGCTCTTTATCTACCTTACTAAAAGGCATCGAAAGTCGGAGATTATCTCCCTCTGAATTCCAGTGTGCTTTAGATATAATCATGGTTATTCTATTATATACCCTTTTTTATTGAAGTATCACTATTTGGACATATCGGACACATCGTCAACTTTACGACCTTCGCCTTTTGGATTTCTTCCACTTACTGTGGCTGGTCCGTCAGACTGGTTATTAGTTCTTTCTGTGTCTCTTTGTCTATCTGCATTATCATTTGCTGTGTCTTGAGGTTTTGGATCGAAAGGCTCGTTACCGCCTTCAATCTGTGGAAGACCAAGAAGTTCTCTACCTTCATTTGGTAGCATAACCTGAGTCTTAACAAGTCTTTCAATTATTTGTGATTGAGCAATTTCATCTGTAAGAGTAAGTTCGTTAAACTTAAACTCCAAGATATCTGTTTTTTCTCTTATAATCTTGTTAATCATTTTCTCAAGATTTCTTTGTGCTGGTCTTGCAACTTGCTCTTTAAATGTGCGGTCTTGAGATAGGGCTGCAGCGATGGCTGCTGAATCAGAACCACCAATTTTAGAAAGAGGAACTTGATGTGCAACAAGAATATCATCTCTGTTTTGTTTGCGATACTCTTTAAATGATGCCTCTTGAATTCCATTTTCTACAGGATCCATCTTAAACTCTACCTTGTTGGTATCTGAATCTCCAGGAAGTGGAATATATAGTGTTCTATGATTTTGTCCTTTAAGACCACTTTGAAGAAATCTAAACATTTTATCTTCTGCCTCAGCAGATAGTTTTGCTCCCTTAAGCGTTACAACATATCTTGGGGTTGCCTTATTCTGGAAGTAGTCAATATTGTATTGTGATGCAAGTTGATCTCCGTGAAGCGATCCAATCGCAGACATGATATCTGGAACGCCATAAAAAGTATTTAGTGGTGAGTATTCTTTAAAATGAATAATCTCATTTGGACGAGCATCTGTTCCAAGTGGATTTGCATTTGTTGCTCCAAAGTTACGGAAGTAAACTACTTTGTTTGCAATGACCTGAACAAAGCCATCACGAAGACGACGAACACGCATTGTTGTAGATGGGATATGACCAACATATCCAATGTCCCCACGAACTGTTCTTCCTACTTCAAGGTATCCATTTCCTGTTGCTTGTAGATCAGTAAACACCTTTTCCATGGTTGTAGTAAAGGAGTCTTCTGTATTTAGAGATTCTAGCCAATCGCTTAACTCAATCTTGGCTCTTTCAATTCTTCTACGTGCATTTTCTGCTGTCTTTGGTTCTGATGCTTCTAACTTAAGCATTGTTCTTTTAGAAACCTTAAACTCATAACCAAGCCCAACAATATTTTCTACCTTGGCATCAATTGCTGCGTGGTTTGCAAATGAAGTATCATAGAAACTTGCAAGTTCGTAAAGATTCCATGGTGGAGTAATTACATCGAATAGTCCGTAAGCATTTCTAAATACTGTTCCTGAGTTAATCTCTTTGGACTTTGCTCCGTCACGACCAGTGCTTTCTGCTCTTGAACTTTCTATGTATGCTGGTGTTGCTTCACCCTTTAGTACACGAGTTGTTCTTCTTTTAAAGTTTGCATCAAGTCCCTGCAAATCTTTGACTACATCCCATGACTGATTAAATGGATCTTGCTTTGTAAAAGTGTCATCTTCAGGAAGTGGACTATCTGTCTTTGCTCTAATAAAAAATTCTTTGTCTTCACTCATTAGTCATCACTTCCATATTTTGCAATAGTATCCTTGGCTGCTTGTACTGCACCAAGATCGTTCATAGATGGAATTAATCCTTCTGCCATTCTTTGTTTTTGCTCAGAGTATTCTTCTTCTGAGATTCTGGTTAGACCTGGAACGAAGATGCATTCTCCATCTCCTTCATCCCCGTAATATCTTGCTGCTTCTTTAAGTTTTGATATTTGAAGGATATCTCCTTTCATTGATTCAATGTTTAAAACAGAACCAGTTCCATCCGTAAACCACTTACCGTTAGCCTTTTTGTAAACATAAAGACCCCAGTCATAGTGTTTTTCAATAATTTTTGCACGGGACTCTCCCACTTGCCCTTTCATTCTGGGCAATTGCTTCTTCTTTTTACGCGGATCTTGAGGATTCATACCTATAAGTATACCATATTAGACAGCACTAGCCGTTATTTGTTTCGAAGTAATACCTTTATACACGGTATACTCGTACCCATTAACTGTAAACACCTTGTCCGTATCAATAATAATCTTGTTAGTTCCTGTGTAACTCTTGTAGATTGTTGATGGATCTACTCCATAATAACTTGTTGAAGATAAAATCAAAACCCCACGCCAAACAAAAGAAGATGTTTTCCAGTTATCCCATTCAAGGGTAAGAGGAAGAGAGTATTTAACTCCAAACCACGGTCGTATATCAACCTTTTGAACCTCTTGCAGGTTTGTTGATTGATAATAAGATATCATATTAAATGTTATTGGTCCATTTAGATTAATTGACCCAACCCTAGAATCAAAGTTTAATAGGTTTGGAAATGATATTCCCAAGAATCCCCACTCTTTTACAGTTACAACGGGCTCTTTGACAAGTTTTCCATTCCAATAAAACCCTATATTGTCTTCTAGTTTTCCAGTTCTTACGTTTATAGCATAAATCTTAGCCCGTTCTCCACTTGGGTGAATGGCTACCATATAAAATTTTATATGAGTGTCTTTTGATTGAATCTCAAATATTTCTGTTGAGGCGTACGGGAATGCATCTTGATCGTACCTTATTGCTATCTGCATAGCCATAACCTTGTAGTTGCTAGACATTTCTTTATTAATTGGAATAGACAATCCACGATTAACCACTGGATCAAATGTTCCTTTTAACTCTATTCCCGTATATCTTGTTAGATAGAGGTATGGAGAACTACCCTTGTAAATTGAAAACGGATTCCTATCTTTATAGTCATAGTAAAATCCAGATTTTTTGTATGGGTACATTTCATTTCCAAATCTTGTTCCAATTGGATTCGGAGATGTTGAATTAAATGCCTGAGAAGCATACTCAAGGTTTCTAATCTTAACCTTGTTGTTTATAATACCTTTTACATTAAAGTCTAAATGTGTGACAAGTGCAAGATCTGTTACTCTGACATCTTTTGGAGGGTAAATGATCATATTATTTACAACTTCGTACTTTGTGTTCATCCAGTTATTTCCTGGAGAAACAATAGAATCATTAGAAGGTTTTTCTATATTAATAAAGTTTGACTCTAAAAGGTTGGCTCCGTTTTCAATATACTGAAATGTAACATAAGACTTAACTAGGGAGCCTGAAGTATCATACTTGTAATTTTTAAACGCTCTATTTTTTAAATCATCATAATTTAAATACCCTGTAAACAATTGATTATCCAAAGACTCATAAGTTCTTTGTATTGGAATATTATATTCATCTAATAATTCTTTATATGTCCACTCATCTGTTTGCTCTTCTTCAACAAAATTTGAGGGTGCTGGATAGTTAATATTAAATTGAATCAGGTCAAGGTCATAGTATGAGTTATTTTTTTTATCTGTAACAAATTGAGAAAAGTATGTTAGTGGAATATAGTCTTCCCAATAACCCTGCACATCAATGTCTAAGGTGTAATTATCAAAGTAGAAAGATGGAGAGAGTGTGTAACTTGCGGTATGAACCTGAAATCTATCTACAGGGTATGAATCTGCTCCTCCTGAATCAACCAATTGATCCCACTCCGCACTATTGTTTCCAAAATAATCATCTGTAGAGTTATATTCTACATCTACTGTGTTTGAGTATAATTGAAAAACATTCTCATCATTTATAGGAATTCCTCGCTCATTAAATAACCCCTCAATTTTTTTGTGGTTTCTTTCTGTGCAAAACCCAACTTTGTATATTTTACCAGTAAAGGTTTGTGTTAGGTCTGATTTTCCACCTATGTAAAATTTTAATGTGTTTATGTTGCCAAAAAAAGAAGCAACGCTGCCTCCAAAATATTTAGAAACCTTATCTATGTCTAGCCCAACAGAAAATATTTCTTCTAGTGCTATACCAGTAAATGGATCATTATCAGACCAAGAAAATGTTGCAATAATGTTTTCTGTATTTCCATAATTTAATTTATAAACTATATCTTTGTTTTGTGTAGAGATTTCAAAATAGTCGGAAGAGTTTTCTGACTCTACTCTAAATAAGGTCTGTGTCTGAGTTGGTTCTTCTAAAAATTTAAAAGAGCCATAAAAAGATCTAACTCTTTGATTTAAAAAGTTTAAATTATCAAAATACATATACCCGTTTGTAACGGAATCAAAAGAAAAGAATTTATCTGGCTCATCCTGAATCTCTCCAAGGTCAGAATACAACTGATTAATATTTGAAGACCCAAGAACTATTTCTGGTAGTTTATAGTCTGGAGTACATAAAAGATTGTTTTCAACACTAAGATTGTCAACAATTGCTTGATTCCATTTTCCTATGTTTGGATATGAGTAGTTATTTGTATAGTCTGCAAATGGGTAATCTATATATACTGATGAACCACTATATGATTGATTAATCCCCTCTGGAAATTCAACTCCTTGGCCATAAACAAACCTTTTTTTAGCAAGAATAATTGGAACAACATAGGTGTATATAGCAACACAATCAATTTCTATCGGAGAAACATCTTCGTATGCATAAAATCCAATCCAGTCTTGCTCCTTGTCATTTAAAATACTTACAGGAAATACTAAATCTGAAGTTAGGTAATTTAAAGAAATTACCTCCTCTCCGTTTATAAGAAGAGATGCATTGTTTTCAGAAAGTCTTATGTGTATAAGCATTGGCCTTGTCCATTCACCAATGTAGTAAGATCCAGAATTTTCTCCAACTTTTAAAACAATAAAAGGTCCTTCAACATATAATCCATCTGTAGAAGAAATTGGACCAAGAATTCTTTTCTTTGTAATTGAGTCTGAATTAATTCTAATCCATGCTTCCAAAGTGTACTCTTTATACTGACCAGCCTCAGATAAAAATCCAAGACCTGGGATAATAACAGATGGCATATCTGTATTTGGCAAAAGTTTTGTTAAGTTTGATGCGCCGTATACAAGTGGAATTCCTGTGTTCTTTGCCATAAGGCTATTATCTTTAACCAAATAGTAGCCTTTATTTTCTTCAAGACCGTATGCATCTGCTGGAATTGCAAAAGACGAAGGCAAAGCGATAGTCGAAGGAAGAGAAATCTTTTGAACACCAAGTGAAGATGAATTAAACTCTTCAGACCACTGCCCGACAGTAACTCCGTTTACTAAAAACTCATAGTCTTCTTCATTTAGGGCTCCACCAACATAGTTAATTTTGATAACAACTCTAAACTGTGTGGTGTCTTCTGGAATGTCAAATGTTTCTGATATAAAAAACCATCTATTTTGAACCGATGTGGTATAAGACTTTAGTCTTTGTATTGTACTTCCAGATGTTGTGTCGTAGTACTCATATCCAATTTCAAAACTAGATGTATAGGCACTTATCGAATTAAAAAATGCTCCTACAGAAAATGTTGATAGATCTTTGTTTAAGTTTGAAAAGTTATCAATATCATTACTTATGCAAGTTATCTGACTAAAGGCATCATTTGTCAAAGCACCAGTTATTTTTGTGGTCTTGCTTTCTGGAAATGGTTCATCAGTAATGTCTGTAACAGTAACTGCAGAAAGACCAAGAGGATCTCCTGAAGCATCTTTCCAATTAGAGACATCTCTGCCAGCCTCATCTATCAAACTTATATAGTCAGCCTTATCGTCCAAAGCCCACAAAGCGATTGGATGCTCTGCATATATTTTTTCTGCGTACAGATTTGATGGATTAGACATTATAAGTCTATTTTACCACAGAAGGCTACTTGTTTATTTTAATTTCACAGTAGTCTGTGGTGCAGTACATCTCTCCTTGAGCCTCAAGATTTTCTGCTCCGTCATAAATAGCAGCAAAATCAATATGCTTCAACTTACCAATATAGGACTCATATTGCTCTTCAGTAATCTGAGTATATGGCTGTTGGGGATATGTATGATTTCCCATTGGAAGAAATGAAACTGCCTTTAACTGTCCCTCGTACATATGCAGTGCTGGAACAACATGCTTTGACTCTGTTTCCTTGTCAAATGAAAGTGTTACAGAAACACCATTGTCTGACCAGTACTTCTGAGCAGTTGCAGCAAGTGCAATCTTTTCAAATAATGTAACATCCTTTTCAGATCTTGGATGACCTGACTTGATTGGGAAGTAAACTACTGATGTGTTTGCTGATACTACGTCATCTTCAATTGTGTACCCCGCTGCTTTGAACAAGTGCATCATTGGGTCTGTGTTTCCAAAACGAACTGCACGAAGGAAAAAGTTTCCTCCAGGTCCCCAGTGAACTCCAGGAGTTGCACCAGAAAGAATTGAAACTGATCCTGATGGCTTAACTGTTGTTACACGAATTGATTCACGAACACATAGCCATTCTGAATATTGGTGATCATAGTGACGAATCTTGTTGTAGCCTTCATCCATCCATTCACGAACAATTGGCAAACCTTTTTGATCTGCAAATGATGCAATACCAGTAAGAGATGTACCAATACGACGATTGCGTTGCATAATACCGTTTGTTTGTGGCCAGTGTGTTGGAACAAGTGTTACAGTCTTTCCATACAAGTATGCAAACTTCAGGGTACGCAGGAAGTCTTCCTTAGATTCGTGACGATTTAGGTGCACTTCTACAAGTGTACATAATTCATATGATTCCAATGGCTGCTCCGCACAAGGGTTAAAGCCCATCACACGATAATCTTTCCCATCTGGCGCATCCTTTAGTCTGCCATAATTACGAGCAACATCAAGCCAGATAAAACCTGGTTCTCCATTTTCTGTAATTAAATCTACATAGTCTTCATACTTTGTTCCTACTTCTGCTGAAATAGAATTATTAGACATCCAAGCCCAACCTGGATTTTCTGGATCAAATGAGTTGCGCTCTGGGAACATCTCTGAGTTCTTTAGATTCATAAATGTTTCATCCCCTGCATTACCCAAAGCAAGAGTTGCTGATCTACGAACATTGCCTGATACAACGCAAGTACCAATAAGGTTTACTAAGTCTACAATGGCACGAGAATCTAGTGTTTCTCCGCCTCTGGAGCCGATTACACGGTCTATCTGGTCGTGCAACTTGATAAGAGGTGCAGGTCCTGATGCAACGCCTCCAAAGCCCTTGATAGGGGCTCCTAGGGGTCTGATCAAATCATAGTTAAATTTCTGAATACTCTGGTTTGCTCTTAAATATGAATTGATCAGAAGTCTAACTGATTCTACCCAACCTTCACGAGTGTCTGGGATTTCAAAGATCTCTTCTGGTTCTGTTGGGGTGTAGATTGAAAAATTCTTATCCTGTCCAACTGTATCAAACCCTACACCAATGCCAAGCATCAATGCATCCATAACCCAAGCAAACAAGGCTCCTGGATCATTCTTATCAAGGTCCTTTGTTGATACCATTGCACAGTTTTGTAGTGCTGCTGAGTTCTTCTTCTCCATAGTCATAGGAGTTCCAAATGCCCACATACCTCGGCCTGGTGGTGTCCACTTTAATTCAAACATTCTTTGGAATGCTTCTTGTGCTGACTTCTGAGCCTTGTAGTCATTCCACGGTAGGCGGTTTTCTTTAGCGTGATTCTTTTGAACTGAATACATACCCTCGATTACACGACGACAAACCTCATGCCATCTCTCTTTGGTTCCATCTTCCTTCATTCTTGAGTAAGTACGAATAAAAGTAATTTCTCCAAGTGAATTTTCTGCTGCATCTTTAAACCCAAATGGGCTTGCTTGGTTCTTGTACTTTTCTACGAAGTCCTCTGGAAGTTTAAAACTAAAAAAATCTGACATAATGTGTATCGTCCTTTCAAAAACGGATTAAGTGTTAATTATAGCAGAGTTTTATAAAAAGCAAAACTCTCCCTAAAGTTGTTATTTACAGTTAGTTTACAATGTTTGCCAGTGTAGGTATTTTCTGTAGTCTCCGTGACCAATAACATTTGAGTCAACCCACCAATCTTCGTGAAAAGATCTGTGAACTAAAGAGTATCCAAAAGAATCCAAGATTTCTCTTTGTGCATCTCTAATTGAATCATTTCTCCAATACATATTTGCATCGTGCTCAAAAGTAATTAAAGTAAATCTATACGTGTTTAGTGGAACTGCTATTAATCCTTGAAGTGTCCAATGACTATTTCCAACTGGCCTACCGTAATTATCATAACCAGCATCTATGTCTAATTGTAGATAGTCAATTTGTTTTGGAAAGTTGTTTTTTTCAAAGTAGTCTACATAGTTAAAGGCAAGAGCATCACCCATACAAGGGTTTTTTCTATTAGAATTAAATTCATCTCTCATAGACTCAACTATTTCAAATGAAACCCCAGTCCAGTCATAGTCTTGCTCTAACGAAAAAGTGTTATTACCATTGCTATAGTGTGCTGCACCCAACTCTACATAATATCCATTTTTCTTTTTATCTAAAATATCAATTACAAACTGTTCTTGCTGTGTTATGTTATGTATCATTTAAATAACTCTTTCTTTAGTCTTGTTGGAGAATCCTCTGTTCCACGTATAAAAACAGTAGAGAAGTATCTTATTGTATCATCTAGGACTGGCAGAGAGCCGTGGACTATGTGCCCCCCGTGTATATATAATGCATTTGCTTTTGGTTTAATTGTAATTTTTAGATCTGGATAATCTAACTCCCCGCCTAAATAGTCATCATTATAATACAAACAAAATCCATATCCTATGTAGTATGGCAAATCTGGAATCCACTGGTCTGCGTGGTGTTTAATAAAGTCACCTTTTTTATATCTTTGCAAATGTGTCTTTTCAGGATAGTAAGAATAGGACTCAAAAAGATTTCTCATCTTATCGTTTATTAAATCAAAAACATTTGTTGATTTAAAGTATAGGTTTTTTCCATACCAAAAATCTGGAGTTTTATTTTCATCCCTTGCTGCTTCATCAAACCAATCTTCTTCTGGAGTATTGTTGATTATAGTATAAACATCGGCAAGTTCTTGCTCTGTTAAAAATTCTTCTACTTCATATACATCATCATAAAGTTTATTTATTTTCATATTTCTCCAAATTATTTACCACTAAGTATGTGGTTTACCTCTATGTGATTTATATTTACATGCTTTGGTAACTCAGATACCCACCTAATGCACTCTGCCATATCTTCTGCTGTTAATGCAGCATTCTTTTTTTCTTCTTGTGTATCTATTGTACCTGGACAAATTTCAGTAATCTTAATTCCATATTCTGGAAACTCTAATCTCATAGTATCTACAAGAGCCATCATACCTCTTTTAGCGTTAGTATAGTTTCCTCCTGATCTATATGGAAACTTTCCACCCAAAGAACTAATAAAAATAATTGTAGGAGATTCTGACTTTTTCATAGAAGGAACAAATAGTTGTGAAAGATACATTGGACCAGATACATTTATATCATACGCTATTCTAAAGTTATCCATTGTTTCATTAATTATATGAGTAGGACCTGATCCTCCTCCTGCATTATTAACAAGCAAGTCAAGAGTTATGTCACTATACTTTTCGTGAAACCTTTTAATCTCATCAGCGCTAGTTATGTCCAGTCTATAAACTTCAACATTATCAGAAACTAAATTAATAACTTTAGACAAATCTCTAGAAACAGCAATAACCTTGTATCCGTTTTCAGATAAAAGTTTTACAGTGGCATAGCCAACGCCTTTACTGGCACCTGTAACTATTGCTGTTTTCACTTACATCCCCTGAGATTTGTTAAGATCCATTCCATTATGAATCCAGTGTGCAGGAACCATATATTTAAAACCAGACTTCACAATATGTGCTGTATGAAAGTATGGAGGAAATGCTGGGAATATGATAACGCTATTTGCTTTTGGTTTTAGTCCAAAATCAATTGCTTTATTTGCTACAGATATATCATAGTCTAAGTCTACTGCTGGTGCAGATCCTTTAGAGAATCCATCAGAACTTGTCCATCCACCATCATAATCCTTTAATTGAAAAGAGATTTCTCCCCCTTCGCAGTCATCATTTAGATACATTACGAGAGAGTATCTCAAAGTTTTGTCTCCGTCTAATTGATCAAAGTGTGCACCCATACCTGTTCCAGTGTTATATTTTTTTATATTAAAGGTTGGGAAAATTCTTGGTTCATCAAAATCTCCAATAGATGTAGCATAGTCTTTGCAAACATTATACAAAGTATTCATTATTGAATCATAAATATACTTGCTTTTTTCTCCTACTTCTCCTTCAAACTTGTTTATTGCATTAATATCAAATGTCTTTGTTTCGCCATAAATAAAACTTTTATCATTAGATGATGTCCAAGGGTTCCAAACATTTACCCCAGTTTCATTGTTTGAATCAAGGTAGTCTAACTCCTTTAGTGTTGACTGAAACTTATCAAAATTATCTATTGCATCTGTATAGTAATAAACCTTTGGGTCTAATATTTCTTTATTCATTTAACTCCTCCTAGTACCTATTGTTTTCATAATGATCTTTGTCTTTTATAAAACCTACAAGAACATATCTTGTTGGTCCTTCTGCTACATAGTTTACTCCATGCTCATACTCTTTATTCCCTGGAAAAAACAACATTGTTCCTGGCTTGGGCTTTAACTTTATATCCAAATTTGGGAAAAATAGTTCACCCTCTAAATAGTCATCATTTATATATACAATTGTAGCATATTTAATAGAGGGGTCTGTGTTTTGATCTGTGTGTGATTTTAACTCTACGCCTGGCTGCATTCTTTGAATTGTTGCAAGTCCACTTAAATGTAATGTTGAGTCTGAGTCAATTACCATTGAATTTAAAACCTCATACATTGGATGGTATATTTCATGATTAGATATATTAAAATTTTTATCTTTCCAGTTTTGTGTAATTTCAAACTTACCTTCAGCAACAAGGTTTTCTACATCATCTCTTCCAAATTTTTTCATACAAAATGTTTTTAAGTTAGCGTGGTATTCTACTTCCCAATCTTCTTGCGATGTACTATCTATAATACTGTTTAGAGTATTTAACTGATCTTTTGACAAAAAGTTTTCAACCGATATTAGTTCTGAGGTAATTTCTTCAAAAGAGTATCCGCTTTCTTTTAATTGTTTTTTAAAAGAATCAATCATTATCAACATCTTCTATCTTGTATTTATTTCCGTCTTTATCTAACTTGTATCCTTCTTTTAACAAGTCTTGCCACTCTGCTCTTTCAATCTCTTGCTGGGCTCTTGTTGCTTTCATTTCTGCAGCCCAAGCATCTCTTAATTCTTGTGGGTAAGCATCCTCTTCACGATCATCCCAGAAAGATCCGATGGTGTATCTTACTCCACTTTCAATCAAAGTTACTTCGTGCATATTGCTAAATCCCCCGTCAAATACGGCAAGCATTCCAACCTTTGGCTGAATCTCTATTTCTTGTCCTGGGAACTTTAATAGTCCGCCCTCAAAGTCATCATTTAAGTAAAGGAATCCAGCATATCTGCTTCTTGTAAATGCTCCAGACTTTCCTTCAGCATCTGTGTTGTCTGAGTGTATTCTTGCATATGCTCCAGGCTCCCACTTTTGTGTGTGATATCCAATTTTACAAATTGTTTTTGGATCAAGGTCGTGAACTGAAGCAATTGCTTCTGGCATTGCTTTTTCAATGTCTGAAAAAATAGTTGGAGATAATCCAGCATCAAGCACCTCTTGATCGTTATCTTGTGGAAGGACAGAAGAGTATGACTCATAAAATGATATAGGCATCCAGGACAACTTTTCACTTTCTGCTTGAGCATCAAGTGCTTGAATCATTTTTTTACACTCTTCATCACTAATAAAGTTTTCATAAACAACTATATCTTTTGTTATTCTTTTTTTATTATTTAGATTCATTTTATCCTTCTTTCTTTGTCAGCATTACTTTTGTTAGGATTTTCATCTCTAAATTTTTGCATAATGTCTGGTTGCATTTCTGCCCAAACATCTTTACCAAACTCTTTTTCTTTTTCAAACCACTCAGGATCTCCTACAGAATACTTCATCCAATACATCCTAGAAAGGTATTTACTTGCTCCTGTTGCTGGCATTACTCCATGAAGATATACACTGTCTCCATTTTTTAGTATTTCAGGGTGCCCAGAAGGGAAAACAAGAAAGTCTCCAGCCTCTGGCTTATACTTATATGCCTCTCCATTTACAATAAAATCAATCTCTCCACCCTCATAATCATCATTAAAATAAGCAAGGGCTGTTATAGCAAACTTGTATCCTGGACTAATGATAGGCTCTCTAATATAGTCTGAATGATATGTCATTGCAATTGGGTCATCAATGTCTGTTCTATATCTTGCTATAGATGGTCCAGTCATTTGCCACTCTTCTTTAGTTTTGCCATCATTTGACAATACCGTTTTTGTTTTGTCAAGGTCTACACTATTACGTGAAGCATAGTCTTCAGTAACTAAATGAAAATTCTTAAAAAGTTCAAGGATTGCGAGTCTTTGTAGTTCTTCTTTTTCTGTTTTTGTTTCTATTTTCTCAAGGTAGTCAACGCTTAATCTGTGTGGATGATCTGTAAATGTAGGATTTAGATATTCTCCAAAATGAGACCATTTTGTCCAAGGACTAAACAATCCATCATCTTCTCCGTTAGATTCCTTTAGTTGAGAATATGTAGCATTAATATCTTTAAAAACATTTTTATAAACAAATATCTTAGGGTAAACCTCAACTGGATTTAGATCAGAATTTATCATGGCTGTCTATCTCCTGTGTGCTTTAATATTTCCCAAAAGAATGGGCAGGTATACCTGAGCCCACTAGTTATCTCTGTTACTCCGTGAATATATTCCTTATCCCCTGGGAAAAAGTATGCTGCTCCACGCTTTGGTTTAAACTGAACTTTTTGTAAAGGAAAGTACAACTCTCCTCCTTCATAGTCATCATTAATATAAAACAAACTTGCGATATCATACTGAGGGAAATCATTTGGCTTTCCAGCATCTGGACCTTCATGAAGTTCTTTGTCTGCGTGAGGCCTCTGTAGTTGACCTGGAAGCCACTTAACAATTGTTTGTCCTGTAGGTTGTGCTTTGACTTGAAAAAACTCTTCTACAATTGGTTTTAATCTTTCGACTAGACCAGAAATTACTGGAACTATTCTTGGATCGTTTTGGTTTAAAGATGGAGCACTAGCCACTCTGTCTTTCCAAAATCCAGCATCATAGACAACTGTTCCATTTTCATTTACGTGGCTTTGTGTTTGATCCCACACAGTCAAAGTTCTTGCTGCTTTGTCAAGCAATTCTAATTCTTCTTGAGTCATAAAATTTTCTAACTCGACAATATTTTCTTTACCATTACCAAACCATCCAGAAGGTGTCATTGATGGCTTTCTTATTACAACGTTGTCTGCATTATTCATAATTATATTATACCATTCTGTTTATTTTTTGTATTATCTTCTACCGATAACTTTAAAACCCTAACTTCGTGCTCACCCAGAGTTTCTCCTTTTTCGTTTACAGCATCTCTATACCAGTCTGTCCACTTTCCAGCAGAATTTATCACTTGTGCTGCATCTCCATAAGATATATTCGCATCTACTCTTTTTCTATCTTCATCTTTATAATCAACAACTTCTATTGATGTATTGTTTAAATCTGAAAGAGAAATAGGAACTATTGTTGCAAGCGGAGTTCCCGCTTTAATAATAATGTTTTTGTTAGGTGATTTTGCTTTGATTGCTAATGGAAGAGGATTGTCATAAAAAGATGTACTGACGATGTTTGACATTGTTTCAAAATCATTGCTAAAATAATTAACTGGATTAATAGTAAATATACTAACATTTTGTTCAGTTCTAAATATTAATCCAGTATTAAAACTTATAGATGATTGACCTCTTCCTCCATAGGATCCTTCTGGTGCTTTAATAATTTCAATATGTTCTGCAGTTTGATCATTTACACCATCCCAAATAAACTCTATATCTTCAATACAGGAAAGACTCCATCCAACCACATTTGACTGTGTTACTGGAAAACATCTATAAGCGTGACCTTCGGAAGTTGCATCCATCCACTCTCTTTTTATAGACATCGGAGCAATATTAAATAAAGCACCATGAGATTTTTCAGCCGATATTTTAAACACTATTCATTATCCCATTTTGGATCATACATATCTGGGGTATGAAACTTTTTGCTGTAATCTAACATTGTAACAATTGAATATTTAGTTCCCGAAGTAACTGGCATAGCCTGATGAGGATACATAAAGTTTGATGGAAAAATATACAAGTCTCCAGCCTGTGCTTTTATATTTAGGTCTTGTAGCCTAAAGTACAATTCCCCACCTTCGTAATCATCATTGACATATGCGACAAGAGAAACTGTACAATTATATGAAAAGCCGTGATCGTGATGCTCTTTAAAGTGTTGTCCTGGACCATACTTTATAAAGTTAAATGCTTCCCAATACTTTAACGGCATAATGCTATGATCTCTTCTGTAGTCTTCCACTGCTGCAAACTGAGCATCATATACATCTTGCCAAATAGCCTGCAACTTTAGAGATTCTTCGCTAGGGTCTTGCTCTATGTCTGTTTTTTTAAATTTAAAGTCTACGCAGTCCCTATATTCTGGCATAAGTTTTTGATATCCAACATACGCTGGCATCCAGTGGTATCTATTACCCTCTGGGGATAACTCTCCATATAAAGCAACTGATCCAAGGGCGTTTTCAAGTCTATTAATAACATCAAACTCTTTTTTAATTACTCCTCTATAGCAAACTATTCCATTGCCTAGATTTACTTTTTCTGTCCATGTTTGCATTTTATCTCCTATTTATATTCTCTTCTTGACCATACTTTATTTTTATATACACCGCCGTCAGGCTGTCTATAAAACTTTCTATTTTCTATTAATTCGTTGTAGGCAGTAGACTGATCAAGATCTTCTATTTTGTGCTCCCAATTTTCTCTTTTAAATGGAAGAACTTGTAGGTATGGAGTTCCTTCTGGGAGTGTTCCCTCCCAACCATCTGCAATAAAAAATGGGAAACTGCCAAGAAGATGAACTTTATCAGAATCAACAACACCAGTTGTATTTATAAATGGGAGGTCAAATCTATTCATTGGTGTCATAAACAAAGCGCTATAGCCTTCTGGTAGTTTCATTCCCCAGTCTGCCATCCAAGCAAAGTGGTGTTTATAGTATCCTTTAGGGTGTTCAAACTGTGGCATTGGTGGTCTTGGCATACAAAATTCTGTATACATTGGGTTCTCAACCTTAACATCTAAATACCCTGAACTATTTTTAGTAAATGTTAAATCGCAAGGAGTTTTAAAAACGTAGCCAGTTATAAATGCATCCATTATTGCTGGACAGGCTTTCCATGTAGGGATTCTTCCATAGTCGTCTACGGTTCCTTCTTTAGGAAATGGACAAACTTCTTTTGGTGCTTTGTAGTATTCTCCGTTTGGCATCTTTGCAAACCTGTCTGCATCCTTATACCAACCTGGAGTTTCTTTTTGTGTTGGAACAGGAACATTAACGCTATTTTTATTTAGCCATGGCCTAAGTGGTTTAAATATAATTTTATTACTTTTTGTAGTCACTACTTGTGTCCTAACTCATTTATATCAGTCATTACAACAACACAATATTTTGCCCCTGATTTCATTGGCAAAGAAGCATGCTCATAAATATAATTAGATGGGCAAAGAAGAATATCCCCAACTTTAGGAGTGTGAACATATCCATCAAGTCTTGGAAATTTTATTTCTCCGCCTTCATAGTCATCATTAATATAAATTACAGCAGAAACTGTACAGTTATAGGCTGGTCCGTGGTCTGCGTGTATATTAAAATGTTTTCCTTCTCCTTCATATTTTACAAAATTAAAGGCTTCATAATAAACAACATTTATTCCCCAATATTTTGCGTAATCGTCTACACAGTATTTAAGTTTTTGATATATTTCTTCGTGTAAATCGATTAGTTCAGAGTTGTCTTGATCTCTTGGTCCAAGATTTTCTTGTTTATATTTAAAATCTACACAGTCTCTTGCTTTTTTAATTGGATTAGGAGAATTTGTAACTGTAGCCTCTGACCATTTATATTTTTTAGTGCCATCAAGATTTGATTCAAGAGTGTTTATATATCTTTCTGAATCTTCTTTTGAAAAAACATTTCTATATAGATTTATCCCTAGTGCTGGGTTTTCAACTACAATACTATCCTCTATTGTCCTAGTTGGAAATCTATTTATAGCAGTTTCTGATCTATCCTTAGTAAACCAAGGATTTGAATTTTCATCATATACCGACATCTTTATCCTTATCTTGATATAAACAACTTAACCCTAAGTATATCACATCAAAATAAATCACATATCTTTTAAATTTAAACATAAATATTTATATGTTTGTTTTTAGAAGAATGCCATCGCGCCAGAGAATGTAGGTGGGGCGAAGTATGGTGGGAAGAATGGTGGGAAGAATGGTGGGAAGAATGGTGGGAAGAACGGGAAGAATGGTGGGAAGAACGGTGGGAAGAACGGGAAGAACGGGAAGAATGGTGGGAAGAATGGTGGGAAGAACGGGAAGAATGGTGGGAAGAACGGTGGGAAGAACGGAGGAGTAGTGGTAACAGAGTTAGAGGCTGCTGAAGTTAAAGAATTTCCATTAGCATTTGTTGCATAAACTGTATATGTCTGAGCAGTTCCTCCTTCTTGAGTAACTGCAACGCTTATAGTTCCTGAACCCACTGTTGCACCCTTTGCATCAGAAGATGCCCAGGTGTAGCCAGTAATTGCAGAACCACCGTTTGCTGGGGCAGACCAAGAAACATTGTCCTGGTTAACCTGTGTGGTTACGGTTGGTGCTGAAGGTGTTGCTGGAACTGTTGTTGCAGTAATTGATGCTGAGGCAGATGATGCAGCAGATGTTCCTGCAGCATTTGTTGCTGTTGCTGTAAATGTATATGCTGTATTTGACTGAAGACCAGTTACTGTAAGTGGTGAACTGGCACCAGTGGCTGTGAATCCCCCTGGGCTTGAAGTTACTGTAAAGGATGTGGCTGCAGGAGAAAGTGCTGGTAAAGAAAAGGTAACTGTTGCTGAGCCATTATTAAATGCTCTACCAGTACCTACGTTTGTAGCAGATACGCTTGTTGGTGCTAATGGCTCTAGAAAGTCGTTAGACGCTTGAGACTTCTTACCTGCTTTTTTACCTGCTGCCATTTGTATCTCCTAATTTCTTATTGAATTTTTATTACGCTGTTAGATCGCCGTAGACAACCCAAGTGTTTTCTGCTCTCTTAAACAGAGTACAAGATGACCACTGAGTTCTTAACTTTAATCCTGGTGTTGCATTTACTGTTACTCCTGCTGTTCCAGCAATTGTTACTTGTCCCGCTCCAGTTTGAAGAATATCTATAGATGTTCCAACTGGGTATGCAATTGTTGCATTTAGAGGAATTGTTAATGTAAGTGCTGAAGCCGATCCCATTTCAATTAAATCATCTCTGTGATTTAATGTTGAAAGTGTGTATGAGGCAGTCTTTTGAGTAATAGGTGTTAAAGAATCTACCTTTAATCCAAGACTAGTTGTTACTGTTGAAGCAAAGTTTGCATCATCCCCAAGGGCTGCAGCAAGTTCATCAAGTGTGTTAAGGGCTGCTGGAGCACCTGCAAGAATTGCATTTACCTGAGATGTTGCATCTGCAATTGCTTCTGTTTTAGCAGTTTGAATCGCTGTAGCCTGTGCTGTAGATACTGGCTTTGATGCATCTGCTGTGTTGTCAACATTTCCAAGTCCTACATCTGCCTTTGCAAGTCCTACAGGAGATGTAATTGTTTTATTTGTTAAAGTTTGTGTTCCAGTTGTTGTAACTAGTATGCTAGTATCTGCAATTCCATGAACATTTGTTGTTGCTGAGTTATGTGTTGTAACATATCCAGATGCTGTTGTTTCTGCTGCTGTTTGAGCAGTCGACACATTTGTTGTAGTTGCAAGGATTGATGTATCTGCAATTCCATGAACATTTGCTGTTGCTGAGTTATGTGTTGTTACTGCTCCATCTGCATAAGTTTCTGTTGCTACTGTGTTATCAATTTCAAGTGAGTTTGTTCCTGAGTTCCAAGCAAGTCCTGTTCCAGCAAGGTCTGAATACTCACCTGTAACTGAAGCAATTGCGTCTGTGACATATGAGAAAGTTGCAAGGACTGATGTATCTGCAATCCCGTGAACAGATGTGTCTGATTCGTGTGTACTTAGATTAGTTGCAATTGTTGTAAAAAACGCTGGGTCATCATTAATTGCTGCTGCGATTTCATTAAGAGTATTTAGTGCTGCAGGTGCGCCGTCATTAAGGAGTGCTTCAAGGCCTGCTGTGTTAGCAAAATATGATAGTGCAGCCCAGTTTGAAGATCCATTACCAATTTTAAATTTATTTGTGTCGGTCTCAAATCCAATTTCACCTGCTCCAAGTGTTGGGTTTGCAGTAGTCCACTGCTGTGCAGTTCCTCTGCGCTGTTGCATTCTTGTTGCCATATTTTATTTCTCCTTATGGGTGCTGCCCATTTACTATCTTATTATAACCCCTATTTTTTAATTGAAGTTATCTACTACACTACCGCCATCAAATACAACTGTCCAAACTGTTGTGTCTGGTCCACCTGCATCTAAACCTGCACCCTGTGGGCTGTTAAATGTTGCGCCATCGTAGAACTGAGATACTATGAAACCAGTTCCATCAATTGCTGTATCGTGAATGTGCTGTGGTAAGTTATTTGTATCATCAATAGTTGCTTGGGTATACCAAGAACCATCGTAATAAAAATTAACTCTGTTTGTTGCAGTGTCTAACCACTGTGTTCCATTAGTTGGTGAAGCGGGAGCAGTTGCTCCTACAGACATAGATCCTGCTACAGAATCCACATACTCCTTGGTTGTTGCATGCTCTGCAAGAGTTGGGGCTCCTACTGTTACTGCATTTCCAAATGTACCGCCGTTTGCTACGACTAATCCATTCTTGACCCTGAAGTCTTTATCTGCTGTTGTCATTTACTGCTCCCTCTTCCAACTATTTTTATTTTTTATTATGCAAGCAATGTTCCGACAACAGTTACCACTGAGGTATTGTTGGCAGTTGTTACACGAAGTCTTACAGTCGTTCCAACTGACACATAGTCTGCTGTTATTGTCATTAGGGAACCATTAGTTCCGACCATTGCATATTCTGTAATTGAGATGTTGTTTGAAGAATCCATAGTTAGGAGAACTTCTGCAACATCTGTGTGTGAGCCTTGTGCTGTCTTTACTAAGAACTTCGCTGAGCGATACTCTGTTCCAAGGAACTCGTATGCTGTTACTTGGCTTGCTGTTGCTACTGAAACTGTTGCTGCTACCTGCTTAGCAACTGAGTTAATCTCAACTGCTGTAAAGTTTGGAACAACTGCTTCAAGAGCATCTACTGCACGAGAATCCTGGAAGTAAAGGTTTGTTGTACCTTCATCAAGATCATCAGTATCAGAATCTGCTACACCGTTTTCTGCGGTAATAGTAAGACCATTTTCGTCACCTGTGATAGTGATATTATCAAGAGTTGCACCAGTCAAAAGTTGTGCTGCTGAAGTCTTAGCACGAACATCTGTGAAGTACTGGTTTGCTAAACCTTCTTCAATATCGTCTGTATCAAGTGCATCAACAATGCCTTGTGCTGTTCCAGTTGCATCGTATGCTGATGCTGTTGCAGAAAGTGCTGCAGTGTTAAAGTCTGAAATGTCTGCTGAATCAAGACCAGTTACAGAAATTGTTGCTCCTGTAATATTGATGTTGTCTCCTGCAGTTAATGTGTCTTGCTTTTCTCCAATTGATGTTGCAATTGTTGAGGCAAATGAAGCATCATCGTTAATTGCTTCTGCAAGTTCGTTAAGTGTATCCAAAAGTTCTGGAGCACCATTAACAAGGGCTGCAACCTCAGCGGCTGCTGTTCCTGCTGGATCATAGTTGCCTGCAAGACCATCTGCATATGCTTCTGCTGCTGCCTGTGCTGCTGCTGCAGCACCTGATGCATCGTACCAAGTATCTACTGTTGTACGATTAATTTCAATTTGACTTGAACCATCAAGTCCAAGTCCTGTTCCAAGATTTGCATCAATGTAGCCAGTTGCTGAATTGTAATCAATACCAGTTCCTGCAGTGATTGCTCCACGAGCACGAGTATCTGTATAGTAAAGGTTTGTTGAACCTTCTTCAATATCGTCTGTATCAAGTGCATCAATTGCTGTAGTGATATCGCCATCTCTTGCAATGTCTGAACCTGCTGCTACTGTAAGTAGTCCAGCGGTTACTGTGAAATCATCTGTGTCAACAGATGTGATAAGTGTTGATCCACCTACCAGGCCGAGGATGTATGCATCTCCGTCTGCTTCTGTAAGAATTGTCTGGTTGTTAATTGTACCTTGTGCACCCTCAACAATCAGCCCGTGCTTTACTTTAAAATCTTTATTATTTGTTGCCATTTTTATATCTCCTTAGTTATGCCTTAAGTCCCATACGTGCGTAACGTACAGTGACTGGCCTGATCGCAGGGTCTGGAGTGACTGTTAAAGCCACGGTATTTCCAGTGCGAGAGACATCAATGGTGCCAATATTCCCATCATTGTCGATTGTTCCATACTCGCTGACTGATACATCTGTACCGTCAACAAGAATTGTCATTTCAGTTGCGTAGAACTTGTTGTCACCTGCTGAAGTTTTTGATATTGAAACAATATACTTCACCATACGCCAAACCGTAGCATCAAAACTATCAATAACAGTTAAGTTCTCAATACCAGTGATTGTGTTTTCATTGTTACCCGCTGATCCCAGGTCTGTTGCCTGAGCAGAAAGGGTATCAATTAGATCTACATAATTTTCTTGAGTAGGTCTATCACCTGTTTGAAATAGACTCTTTACATTTGAAATTGATATTTTAGCCATATAGAGATTATATCACCCTTTTAATTAATCTAATTAAAGAATATAGTTGCTGTACCCAATAACCTGTAGAGGAATTGCTGGGGTGTTACCTGAACCAATAGCCTGAATCTGTATTGCACTAAATTTAACTCTAAACGGCAATACCTCAGTTATAACTGTTTTTCTTGTGAAGTCTTCTACTTTAACTTCTGCGTAATCTACTAAAAAGATTCGCTCTGTTTTGTTTTTTAATTCATCAAGTATTAATGCTGTGGCCATTAATCTGTTACATCTTCAAGAATCTTCATGCTACCCTGAGCAACTGTCCAAACTCTTGTTGGGTCTGATACCTGAATATCAAAGATGTCTCCTGTTTCAAGTTGAACTGATTCTTCTGCTGTAAGCCAAACTGTAAATTCACCAACAAGGTCATCTTCATCTGCAACTGGATATAAATTTAAAACCAGGGTTGCTGCATCTGTAATAATGCCTTTATCTTTTGCAAGGGTTGGTCTTTTAATTTTCATAGCAATGTCCCACTCAGATCCCTCGCCTTTTAAAACCAAAGGCTCTTTAGCATCATCAGTTACATAAACCTTAAACCCAGATGTATCTCCACGAACCACAGTCCAAATAACTGTAGGAGGTTTATTTCCTATGTCGTATGATGTTTGAGATCCTCTTAGAGTTGCCATTTGTTTATTATATCACGACAAACCGTCTCTGAGTGATCCCCAGGTACCGTTGCCTTTTGCCTCTACTATTACGATTCCGTTTGTATTGTTTGCATATGCACAAATACCAACTGCTGCAGATCCTCCTGCTGGTCTAACATTTGTTAGGCCTCCAGACTCTCCAACATATAAAACCTCTCCTGCAACGAAACTTGAAGTATTTAACCCTTCCATAACTCCAGCAACAACAACTACTCCATCAGAACCATTTCCCGTATTGTTTTTTAATAGTCCAAGTATTGGAGATGATGTAGATGGAAGTGCTTTTGCTATTGTGGTTTTTGTTGAATACCCTGTTGCATATACTGGTACTCCAGCATTTATTGCAGCCCCGCTATTATTTTTTACATTAATCTGAAAATATGATACTCCATATGCTGGTAGAATTGCATCAAGGGATTCTGCTAATTTCTTGAAGTCTCCGTGTACGTTTACTGGTGATGTTTCCAGGGGATATTGAATTCCAGCAGTAGAAAAATCATATGTAGTCATAATAAAATAATTATACACCCAAATTTGACTTTTGGCCCAAAATCATGTTATACTTGGTATAGACACCTACCAGGGTGTTATTGTTTTCTAAGGAGGAAACTATGATTAAATTTATCGAAAGAAACAAAGAGATCATTAGCACACTCAGTATCGTAGCATTAGTAACTGTTTTGTCGAACGGAGCCAATGCTGATTCAGGTCTTGATACGAAGAACAATCTTAGCCTTGAACAGGCTCAGACAATAGATACCGCCTCGAAAGAGGTTTTTTTGGTTTCTAAGGAAAAAAAACTAGAGAGTTTTGAGAATAAGACTTCTCTAACTGATTTAGAACTAAAGGAACTCCTGTCCTTAGTAGGCTTCAAGGGTAAAGACCTTGTAGTTGCTTGGGCAGTGGCTAAAAAGGAGTCTAATGGGCGACCATTGGCTTTTAATGGCAATCACAAGACTGGGGACTCGTCTTATGGTATGTTCCAAATCAATATGATTGACAACCTTGGTCCTGATCGTAGAACTAAGTTTGATCTTGAGTCAAATGCTGAACTATTTAATCCCGTCAAAAATGCAGAGATTGCATATTATATGACAAATGGTGGAGAAGACTGGTCCTCATGGAAGGGCATCACTCCAAGAACTAAAACCTGGATGGCTAAATTTCCTAAATAATAAATAAAAATAATGCCCCCTTGGAGAAATCCTTGGGGGTATTTTATTGCATACTTTCAAAAAAACTGCGATAGTTATTAACTGACAAAACAGTGTTTTTTGATAGTAGACCCGCAGATTCGCTGAAGGCAGATCTACCAGTTATTAAAACTTTTGCCATTACCATCATAGTAAATGCTGTATAGGTATCTAGATTATTTAAAATTTCAATACCTGGATATGCATCCCTAAGTAATTTAAAGTTTATAGACATTGTGTCAAAAGAATCGTTTTCGTCTTTGTGTAAATGAGGTTGTCTCCATTTATCTAATTGATTTTGATTTATAGGCTTAAACTTTTTGTTTGAATCTGGAGCATCTGTTAAAATTATTACTCTGTCTGGAACAATATTTAGTTTTTTTAAAAAGTCTGGAAGTCGTTGCAACATGTCTACATAAACAGATTCTTCTACCCATCTTGGATTTTCTGGAAGAACATTGCCTCTTCTTATATGAATCACTACATTGTTTTCTGTTTTTTCTATAGTGCTAAATTCTTTGGCAACATCTAAGAATGTCCATGGCTGATCTATTACTCCTGCATTTTTGTACAATATTTCGTATCCTAAGCCAACTTTATCACAAAGAACAAAACTGTCTTTGTTAGAAAAGTCTATATCTTTCCAAGGGTTACTTAATATTGTATTAAACTTATCTATGAATTTAACCTTTTCTTCTTCGCTGTAAACTTTGTCAGATTCATGAATTAAAAAATCTGTAATTGGACTGTCTTCAAAAAGAAGGTTGTGGTATTTTGCATAAGACATGCAGAATAGTTTTCTCCATAGTTGTGCTCCAATGCCATCTTGCAAAAAAACTTCTCTTACAACTTCAGCCTTATCCATTTATTTGACTTTTAATCCAATTGTAGGTTTTTTCTATACCGTTTTGCAATGGCAGAGAATAGTCCCACTGTAGTTTTTCTCTGATTAAATCATTGTTTGAGTTTCTTCCACGAACACCCAATGGTCCTGAAATATGATTTTTCTTTAAAGACTTTCCTTCAATAGAGCAGGCTGTGTCTACTAACTGGTTTATTGTTACCATTTCTTCAGAGCCAATATTGATTGGTCCCGTAAAGTCTGATTCCATAAGTTTTTTGGTTGCATCTATGCATTCATCAATAAACAAGAATGAACGAGTTTGTTCACCGTCGCCCCAAATTTCTATAGAATCTGTTGCCTGAATAACTTTTCTACACATTGCTGCAGGTGCTTTTTCTTTACCACCATCCCATGTTCCTTCTGGCCCAAAGATGTTATGATATCTTGCTATTGCAACTGGTATCTTGTTGTTCTTGTTAAATGCTAGAAATAGTCTTTCGCTAAACAGTTTTTCCCAACCATATTCGCTATCGGGATCTGCAGGGTACGCATCTGATTCTTTGAGTCCAGGATTATTGGTTTCTAGTTGTTTGTAATCGGGATACATACATGCTGAACTTGAGTAGAATATCTTGGTCTTGTTAATCTCGTATTTTTTGTTTAGTCTTGATTGTGCTCTAAGTAAGTTTAAATTAATTAATGCTGAGTTTTCCATAATCTGGGAATCGTTATCTCCAGTAAAAATATATCCAGCACCACCCATGTCTGCAGCAAACTGATATATTTCGTCAAATGATGTAATTAATTTATATGGTATCTCTGAATAAAAATTACCAGCATAACCCTTAAACTGAACAACCTTTTCCATGTTGTCGTATACTGACAGATCTCTTTCAATAAATTCATCTGCTTGTGTTTCAGAAAAGTCTGGATGTTTTAGGTCTACTCCACGAACCCAGTATCCTTCAGACTTTAAACGCTTTACCATATGGCTTCCAATAAAACCACCTGCTCCTAAGACTAATGCTGTCTTCATGATAATCTTGACTCCTTCCATTCTCTCCACCACATTTTTCTGCCAGGGTTTAGTGGATGACCATTCCAAGAGTATGGATGGCCTTCTGTTGTTTCTGGATTATCAAAGAAATCCCAAGTTTCATTACGAGTTTGATTTCTATTTCTATGGATGTATGCAGTATAGGTGCTTCCTGATGTGCCAACAAAAGTTTCTGAATCATGCATAACTAAATTACAGATTAAACCAAAAACTACTTCATCCTGAAATTGTAAGGACTTAAAGTCTTCTGCAAAGTTGTTAACAATGTATTCATCTAATAGCATAAATCTATGCTTATTGTCTTCAACCATTTTATGACCTGGTTCATCTGTTGACAAAACTATTGGCAAGTTGTTTTGCTCAAAGTTACTGATCCAAGACTCAAACATTTCTTGAGTGGTTTCAAACATGTGCACATGGTCAGTTAGTCTTAAATGCATACCTTGAAATGTGCCTAAAGAGTTAGATATCTTCTTAGCCAGGTCTGTGTATTCTTTCTTAAACCTAACTGAGGACAATACCTTATCTAGTTCAGGGCTTCTGTTATAGAAAAATCTTGAGTACCAGCCCAATGTTCCTTTTAGATGTATTGGTCTATCTAGTGGCAATCTTTGTCTGCCCTCAGCAAATGCTAACTCATTTTCTGTTATTTTTGTGCTATTGCTGTAGTAGTAGTTATTTAATATGTCCTCTATAACCACTTCTTCCTGCTTAAAGTTGTCTATTTTTTGATCAATTACAATTAAGTTTGAATCAAAGTCTAATAATTCTAATAGGTGTGGAAACTGATCTGGATTTGTAAATCCTTCTCTTTGATTGTTATGAAATCTAGAAGGAGTGTGAATTGGAACAGCCCTAAAATCAAATAAATGATCACCCTTGTTGCTTGCATTATGAACTACAACAGTTGCATTTGTTTCATGTGAGAGACCCACTGCTAACTCTAGACTCATTACCTGATTTATTAATCCGCAAGGATTCCAGTGTTGGAAAAATATCTTATTTGTTGCCATAATTGAGCCCCCACTGCTCTTCTGTAATTTGCCCTCTGACTACCTGAAGATATTCTGCGCCCTTGGTAAACCACCAATGATCTGGCTCTGCAAAATGAAAGAAAATCATAGCAACATGATTCGTCTCTGGGTTAGGAAATTCTTCACGCCAATGTAATTGATCATTGCCGTAGTATGCCAATGCCTGGTTAGGATAAAGACAATAGTTTTTGTCTTCTACCCACAAATCCCACGGATTATTCTGATAAACACACATATCAAGAGTATATGTGCATGCATTGTCATCTTTATGTTTGTAAAGACTTGGGGTAGGGTTTTGTCCTTCATAATGTGCAAATAGGGTATATGTTGGCATTAAAGATTCACTATCAAATACTTGTCTTGCAGTGTCTACTAGTTTATCTGCTAATTCACCAAGAATTGGAAGATCAAAGTCTCCAATGCAGTACCTACTAAATCCAGGATCAAAACCAAAACTTTTAGGATTGTCTAAAGACTCAAGCAGTCTTGTATAATCTTCAGCATTTAATAAACTATTTATTAATTGTGGCTCTTTCATCGCATCCAACTAACTACTGCGTATCTTTCTCCTTCAATTACTGGAGATACTGAGTGATTATAAACATATGTTGAAGGAAATATAATCATTTGATTTGACATTGGCTTTATGCTTAAATTAAATCTAGGAAAGTTTATTTCTCCACCAACATAGTCATCGTTCATGTAATATAAAGTAGAAACTCTTCTATGATAGTCTGGGTGATCATCTATATGATTAGTAAAAAACTGTCCTTTACCATATTTTAAAATTCCATATTGATCGTGCCAATTTGAGTTTATTCCATAAAAAGATAAATAGTCTTTTTCAATTAAATCAAAATGTTCAAAAAATAAATTATTTAAATTTTTGTTAAACTCTTCAACAAAGTTTGTTGATAATTCTTTGTCTATTTTCGCTAAATATGGTATCCCTATTGTTAAGGTGTTTCTTGTTTCGTTGTTAATCCTAACATTATCTGCTTCTTTTACAGATGCACCCTGCCATTCTATTTTTGCAGAATTGATGCCTTCTTCAATTTCTTTATATAAGTTTTCTGAATTTGGTATTACATTACTATAAACAACTATTCCTGGTGCTATTTCTTCTTTGTTCATTGTCTACCATTTTCCTATAGGGCATGTTGCCAAATCTAATTTTGTTTTTACTTTCATAAAACACCCACACTTTTTACACTGCGTAGTTAGTTTAATCAATTCTGGACATGCTTTGCAAATAGAAAATCTATCTTCTGCTTTTTCTTCATCTGCCCATTCTGTATTAGGGTTTGCTATATCCCAAGGCCTGGCTTCTCCAAGATTTTTTTTCCATTGCTGCCAAGGACTAAGAACTTCTGACATTTTTAGTTATCTTATTCTACAAAACTTGTTCCATTATGGGTCCAGCCTCTTTTTACAGAGTTTGTTTCATCTTCAATAATTTTTGGATCTGATTTTAATGCTGCAATCAGTCCAGTGGCTGTAGAATCTGTACTATTTGAATCTAAACTAAATGTACCCGCGACTTCTCCATCAACTACAATTGCAAATCTAACTTCTGACATAATGCCTCCTATTTTTATTAATTATAGCACAAGTTATCAACTAAAAACAAGTCCACATTGATCCTACACATATGCACTCTCCTGGAGCATATCCTGATGGGTATGGTCCACAATTTGCTGTAGGAGTAGGTGCTACAGGTGTAGGTGCTACTGGAGTAGGTGCTACAGGGACAGGCGCTACTGGAGTAGGTGCTACTGGAGTAGGTGCTACTGGAGTAGGTGCTACTGGAGTAGGTGCTACTGGAGTAGGTGCTACAGGGACAGGCGCTACAGGAGTAGGTGCTACAGGAGTAGGCGCTACAGGTGTAGGTGTTGGTGAAAGAGTTGTAATAGATGCAGAAGCGCTTGCCAAGGTTGTGCCATCTGAGTTTCTTGCTGAAACATAAACTCCATAAGTTGTGCTTGAAGAAAGACCACTAAATGTAGCAGATGATGATGATGTAGTAGTTACAGAAGATTGAGTATCATCATCATAAACATAGAAAATACTATAATTTACAGTTCCTGCTGGGGCGTTAGCCCAAGAGTATGTTACAGAACTTGTTGTTGAGGAAGTACTTGTTATTGCAAAAGCAGGTGCTACAGGAGCAGGTGCTACAGGTGTAGGTGCTACAGGTGTAGGTGCTACAGGTGTAGGTGCTACAGGTGTAGGTGCTACAGGTGTAGGTGCTACAGGGACAGGCGCTACAGGCGTAGGCGCTACTGGCGTAGGTGCTACTGGCGTAGGTGCTACAGGGACAGGCGCTACAGGAGTAGGTGCTACTGGAGTAGGTGCTACTGGAGTGGGAGTTGGTGTTGGTGTAGAAGCACCTTCATATATATCTCCATACGCAATCCAAGAATTTTCTGCAATCTTTAAAAGTGTTGCTTTGCCATATTGTGAGTCAATATACATTTGTGCATTTTTGCTATTTATTGTTACGCCAGATCCTGGAGTAAATGTCGTTCTTCCTGAACCGACTTCAATTAAATCAACCTTATAACCAATTGGCAAAGCAATGGCAGAATTTGCTGGGACTGTAAGGGCAATTGTTGAAGAAGTAGATAAAAGAATTGTATTTCCAACATTAGATGCTTCTAAAGTAAAATTAGATGTTTTTTCAATAACTGTTGACAAATAGTCAAGGTCGAACCTGTTTGCCCCTGCATTCCAATCAATTCCTGTTCCAGCAAGTTGAGCATACTCGTCTGTAACTCCAGCAATTGCGTTTGTAACATAGGCGGTTGTTGCAAGTGTTTGAATGGTGTTATCTATGGCTTTAAAATGTCCTGCTATTGATTTTGTGTTAATTCCACTTGCTGTTCCGAGAGTGTTTTCTGTAGGAATTGTTGTTGATCCATAGTGGTAAAGCCTTAAGGCCGCTTGAATGTCGGCTGCATCTTCATAGCCAGGTATCTTGGTTGGGTATATACCAGAACCAATTTCCGTATTATCAATATATTCAGCAGCCATTACATATCACCATCTTAGATTATACCACCGTAATTAGGAAATGAATAGAAACTGTTCTATTTAGATTAACCCAACTTCCTCCTGAAAATTCAACGGCATTTATATCAACTGGAAGCATTAAATCTCCAGTTCCTGATTCAAATTCTAAAGGCTTGATTGTAATAGAGTGTGCAATAGGATTTCCTGGGTCAGAAAATGTACACTGAACATTAAAGTCTTCTGCTGTTAGACCACCAACAAGACTTTGTGGTGCAATATTAGATACTCTAAAATCTACCTCGCTTGTGGTCTGGCCATCTGTAAAAGCAACATTTCTTATAACGCTAAATTTATCTTTTATTAATGGTCCAGTTAAAACCCAAGTGTTAACACCAGAAACATTTACGTATTGATAAAGACCCATATAATCATCATCTGTTGCCTGAACATTTATATAAAGGTCAAGTAGTTGCAATGTAACAGAATGTGATACTGTATTTGGATGTCCGTTTCCTACAAGAAAAATTCCACCTCTATCTCCTTGTGGTCCAAAATCAACTTCTACATTAACATTGGCTGTACCACCAATTACTTTAACGTCATCAGAAGATACAAATATGTTTGTCATTAACTTCCAGTACCCTGGGTTACGTCATCTGTTACAGATATAGAGCCAGTTAAAAGTGTAAAGACTTTATCATAAGTTCCTGCTCCTGCAGCATAAATTTGAATATCATAAACATATGTTATGTCTGGGTCCATAAGTGCTCCATTTGCTGGAGTGATAGCGCAAGTAATATATGTTCCATCTGTTGAGATTATTGCACTTCCAGTAATTTGATCTGCAAGTCCTGCTGCTCCTCTTACTTCTGCAATTTTAAACCTTGCATTACTATAGTCATCTAATTGAAAAATAGATCCATCAGTCTTTTGAGGGTATACCTTAAACTCGTGGGTATCACCCTTATAATAATTTATATTTAGTTCTCCTGGAAATGCCATAGTTTTATTATACCACGCTGACATATACAGAATTGAAAATTACGGAAGCGTCAAAGTCTGTTCTAATCTGTGGTACAGCCCCATTACCCCACATAGCCTGATCTTCTATAAAAATCTGCTGGGTTATAGAAAGATTGTAAACATTCTGATATTTAAAAGATCCTACTAACTGCACAAACTCTTTATCTTTGCTTGCAAAGTAGGTTCTTAGCCAAACCTCAGTATTAGAGGTATAGGTAGTTAACTCAAAGTTGTATGTTATGAATACTTGGGAGCCTTGCTTTATCCCGTGGAAGTTTAGGGCTCTTTGATGGCTATTCCAAAGACTGGTACAGCCTTTAGGTAGATATGTTTCATTCTGGATTTTATCTTTTGTATCTAATAAAAGAGTGACCCATCCATCATCTCCTTGAGATATACCAAGTTTGGTTGGTTTTGTAATATCGTTTGTATATGAAGCCCATCCCGCTTGCTGACCTGAAGACGATAAAGAACTTATCCCATCTTTTCCATTTGGTCCTGCAGATCCTTTGGGACCTGGTTTTCCTTCTGGTCCTTGAGGTCCTTCTTTTCCATCTATACCGTTTTTGCCTGCTGGTCCTTGTGGTCCCGTTGGTCCAGGAACTGGAAGAAATGATAATGTATTTTCTTGGTATGGGGATGCTTGACTTTGCTCTACTTGTGCAGCATAGGAAGATTTTTTTGCACCTGGAAAGTCCATAGATTTAGAAGCAGCCATATCGCTATTATCTCACGGTATTAAGTCAGTGGGTCTATAGATGTAATGATTCCATTAGTAACTGTAACTAATTTACTATCTGGAGTTTCAAATGTTCCTGTTGCTCCCCCTACAAAAGCAGTAGTCTGAACGGTATTGTCAGGGAATGTAACTCCATTAGGTTGGAACATCCATCTATCCTCACCCATATTTCTAGAGAATGTATAAGATTCTCCAGTTACAAAAGATAGACCGTCAGCAACAACTGTCATTAAACCTGCGTAAGGATATTCTTGTGTAACTGCCGTTACTACAAAATTATCTCCTCCTGTGTACAAATGAACAGTGTCACCAACAAGAATATTTGCACCTGTTGCAACCATGAATTCCGTGTTGCTTGCCTGATTAGAGTTTGCGTAAATGTCTACTCGATCTGGATTTTTTGATCTAATAATTACATTACCAGAGCCATCACTTACCTGTACTCCAGTTCTTTCTGCTCCAATAAACAGATCTGCAGTAGAAGCATCTTGAACTCCTCCTGCACGAATATGAATATGGTTTGGTGATGTTGGATCAATTATTAAATACTGATCTTCATGATATTGATTTTGTACTAAAGCCACATCTGGCAGTAATTTAATAGTTCCATTACCAGCACCGTCACCAGATCCTGTACCAGCACCCATAATATATACACCGTTAAATGTAATTTGTCCAGTGTCTGCTGCTGAGCCATCTGCACCCTTTGGAATCCAAACTTCCCATTCTATAGAGTTACCAACTGGATCCTCAAGTTGTCCGCTTGCTTTAGCAAGATATAGTTGTCCATCTGATCCTCTTACTACTGCAATGTCTGTTACATATCCACTTGATGCATTATAGTTTCCTAAATAATAAATTCCAAAATCTGTTCCATTCGTACCGTCAGAACCATCGGCACCATCTGATCCGTCTGCACCTTTAGCAGATACTAAAAGCCACCCATTTGTTGGTGGAGCGTATGATGAAAATTGGCCAGTAGGATGATAGTAGGTAGATCCTTGAAATTCAACTACAGATCCAGCAGCATAGTCAATTCCGTTTACCCATTCACCAGTAAAATTCCAAAGAGCATCCGCTCCATCTGCGCCGTCTGCGCCATCTGCTCCTGGGGCACCTGGTGTACCTTCTCCGCTACCACCTGTTGTAGAAAACCGTGCCATTAGTTACCTGTCTCTAAACCAGTCTGTAGAATTGCAACCTTTGAACTGTTAACATTTGAAATTGCATAAAGCGCATCTTGTCCAGGTAGTTCAATAGAAAATGCTGCGCCTGGAGCAATGCGATATCCATAAACAGAGGCAGAGACATCTTCTCCGCCGACGTATACGTAAGCAGATTCGTGTATGTTTTGAATTGTAATATCCATTCCAGAGTGTACTCCGTTTGGAGATAAACGAGTAGCAGTTGTATTGCTAAGTGTTGTGTGGGCGTGTAAAGTCATGCCTAAATTATATCACTTATTTATTTTGAATATTTTATTCTTGATTCTAATTACTGGTGGCAACTCAGGTCTTGGAGTTGTAACTTTAACTACCGCCATTATAGGCTACCTGTAATATCTCCAATTACAGAGATGGTTCCAATCAAAGGTGTCCAAATTGTTTCTCCATCAATAGTTACTTGAAGGTCAAATGTTAATTCTGTTACAACTGACTTAAATCCAGTACCCCAGTATTTAGTAATACAGGCTGGAGCCATAATATCTACATATCCCTCTCCTGCCGTAACTTCCAGGGAATCAAGAGTGTCAGACTGAGGATCATAAGTAGTAGCCTCAAAGGTCCAATCAGAGGTATCAAAATATGTTACTTCATCATCTTCTAAAAATTCAATACGAAGCGGAGAGGTATCTCCTCTAACTATATTCCATTTGATTCGAGCAGGATCTGCTCCAAATATCTCAGGTGAACAAAGATTCATAATGTGATTATACCATAAAAAAAGACTAGTACTCAGGCTGGTGGGTATGAGAGACAAACCAGAGTACTAGTCAGATTAAAGTATATCATATCAGTACAATTCGGACAGTGATATTTAAAGTTATAAAATTGTTATAATAGGTAATGTCCGTTTTGTCATAATAAGTCTTAATAGTCAGGATGTCGGATAGTGTATACTTAAAATATATAAGAAAAAAGAACTATCTTTAAGGTTTGTATTTACAAGATATCTTATATATAGTATATAGAGTTATTTGGATTTGGCAATATATTCAATTAATATATCGTACATATGATCTAGTTTGGCTTTCATAACTTTATGATCTTCTTTCATTGCGCTACGACTGACATCTGCTTCATTGATACGAAGTTCTAGTCTTGAAATTTGGTCTTTCATTGATGATCCAGAATTCGGCTTAAGTTCGGCTAAATAGTGTTTAACAAGCCACTTGATTCCAAAGGCTATAGATGATACAATTGTAAGTATGGCTACGATAAGGGAAGCCCAGTCTTGGATTGTCATAACTATATTATTATAAGGGGTATATTCAAAAAATGAAAACAGCCATATATTTTCTCCATATTCCAAGAACATCTGGAGTCTTTATTAGAGATATCGTTTTGCCTCATTCTGAAAAAAACCAAAAAACCTTTTTATCAACTCACAAAGTAAACATAGAATTACAAGAATTTAAAAACAAAGACTATATTTCTGGACATTATGGTCTTACCCCAACACCTTATGCCTCAAAAACATTTACAATATTAAGAGATCCAGTAGAAAGATCTTTTAGTTATATGAAGTATATTTGGGAACATTTTTATAACTATATGAGTATTGATGAAGCCTTTATGTTTTTTTTAACAAACAAAAATTTTATAAATGTTTTATCCAACCAGCAGTCCTATTTTTTAACATCGGATATTGATATTGATGAATATAACAAAAATACAAATAGAATAGAAAAGCATGTTTCTTCTAACTGGTATCTAATTACAAAAAAAATAAGTAAAGATTCTGTTGTAGAAAGTATTAATAAAAATAATATAACTGTTTTATTTTTTGAAGATCCAGATCTGTACAAAAAAGTTTTTAGCATTTATGGATTAAATAATAATGACACAATTGGCTACAACAAAAAAGCAAATGAATCCGTAGAGACTGACTTAGAACTTTATAATAAATATTATGATAAAATATACGAAATAAATGAAATTGATATAGAGGTATATAATACTTTAAAGGAGAAAATGAAATGACAGAGTTTAGCAAAGAAAACCCTTGGAGAATAAACAACTTTGGTTTTGTTTTTGTTGATAGTATAAAAAAAGAAATAACAGAATATGTTGAAGAGTGGTTAATAGATACATCTAGACAAGAAAAGTTCCAATCGCACGAAAAAACCTTTATGTATCAATTAAAAGAACTTGATTATGAGTGGAACTTAAAAGATAAAATAAATTCAACTTCACCGAACAACTTTAAAACAAAAGAAGCCAATGATGAAATAAAAAATATATATAAAAAACTTGAAGAACTTGTGGTAGGAAAAGTAATAAGGTCGGAAGTTATAAATCTGTTGCCAAACAGCAGAATAAGAACACACAAAGACAGATCAGACCTTTTGTATGTGTCAAGAAGGTTTCACATACCTATTTTAACAAATAAAGAATGTACATTTACAGTTGAACGAGAGGTTTTTCAATTGGAGTCATCTACTTTGTACGAGTTAAACAATAGAAAATATCATTCAGTGGAAAATAGTAGCAATGAAAACAGAGTTCATCTAATAATTGACGTACTTCCAATTCAGTACATAGGTAATGTAGAATTTTTATGATAAACGATAACTTTGATGGTTGCCCCTTTTGCATAACTACCTGGATGTGCGATGGTCCACACATACCCTTTAAAGATATGAATAACTATCTTAACCATAGAGAATATACTAAAGAATACTATATGCTTGCAACTTTGGACGAAATTAAAAAATATAGTAAAGAGTTCGAACTTGACTTGTCTGTCCTTTCGGATAGAATTAGAAAGATGATGGAGGGAAGACAGACATGATAGATTCTATACTTGAGACTCTTGAGCATTCTAAGAATTTAATTATCTCCCCCGATATGGATGGCTTTATGACCGCAAAATTAATAGAGCGTTTTAACGGTTCGAAAATAGTAGGATCATATGATAAGAACATCTTGTGTCTCGCCGACGGGATCAATCCAGAAGAATGTTTGTTTGTCGACTGCGATATGAATCGACAAGAGTATGTATCTCTCGGAAATCATATGCGCTTACTCGACGATAATATGTCAGTCGAGTCGTTTAATCCGAATGTACACTTCGGCGTGACGACATATACTGACAAGTTTCCATATGCAACCGCTTTTTTGATAAGTTTCGCAACAGAGGTTCAAACCTCCGACTCTGACCTTATACGCATGGCTTTCGCTGATTCAACTCTAAAGAATATGGAGAAGTACAGCGACAACATGCGAAATTGGTCTACACGGATGGATCATCCTGCAGTAAAGTACATAACAGACAATTCGGACATTGCACGGGATAACGATAGAGATGCAAGATTTGAATATGTAGACCAAGCATTTGTATCTAAAAGATACGGCAAGGAAAGATACATAGATACCCTTAATAAGGCCCTAGAAGGCCAGGAGATGAGTTTTGAGCCACTAGTCCAGGGTAGTAAGTATATGTCAGACAAAGTAGGTTTAAACACCGTATTAAGATATAATAAAGATATAATCTCATATGCTGAAATCTTTGGTGGCGAGTATAGCGTTACATATGATCAGGAGATAGAGTGGAAGTAGAGTTTTATAATAAGGATGCTAGGGATGTGTTTCTTTCGCCAAAAAGCGTAGATCTTTTTTTAATTCACCCGCCGTATTTTAAAATGACAAATAACAACGAATACGGTGGTGACTCAAACCTTCAAATACATAATTTAAGAGACCAAGAAGAGTTTAGTCAGTCTATGATTAAATATCTTAAGAATATGGAAGATGCCCTCAAGAATGATGGAAACATTCTTCTTATTATTCCAAACTGCCACGATGGTATTTTAGGTATTGCAGATATTATAAAAAATACAAACCTTTTTATTGATAAGATTATTATGTGGCATTTCGGCAAAGTGGATTTAGCAATTAAGAATCAATATATGGCAAACCTTATTTTACAGATACGTAAAGATAAAAATTTTCAATATCCTGTGCCTGGGCTAAATAGTTTAGTTATAGATCAGCCTTGGATTTTTACCGATGTCTCCAAATATCAGGATTCGGCATTTGTTTACGATGGTTTTCCAAAAGAAATATCAGATACTCTTATAGAGGCTTTTTCTAAAGAGGGTGATACTGTAGCAGATATCTTTGGTGGAACAGGGACTACCATTATCTCTGCCCTGGAAAAAAATAGAAAAGCGATATATAGCGATGCCTCTATAGACCAGTTCAATTTGGCAAAAAGACGAGTTTATGATACAATTGGATATAAAGAAAAGGATAAAAATATGACAAAAGAAGAAGCAGTAAAGATTATGTTAGATAGCATCAATGCGGACAACTTGGCTTTAGGCCTTCAGGCTGGTTTAAGAGAAGAAGATATCAAGATGCAAATTGAACAAAGCCAGCCAAGCCTTAGTTTTATGATGTCAAATATTTATGACCTATTGAAGCAAAAAGAAATTATTGCTTAGTATTTAAATATGTCAGATGATGTTAGGTTTATTGACTTATTTGATCCTAATCAACCAAGATCAGATCGTGAACTAATTGAGTCCCGCTTAAAAATATGTAATGGGTGTGAGTGGTTTAAGAAGTCCCTTGCAAAATGCAGAAAGTGTGGATGCTTTATGAAACTAAAGACAACGCTTCAAGATGCAAAGTGTCCTATCGATAAGTGGTAACAAACCTTATTTGCAAGAACAGTCAGCGCAGCAGGTTTCTGAAAATAATTTTACAGCCAAGGATGAGTCTTCTGTTGGTCTACCCAAATCTTCCCAAAACATTTCTCTGCCGATATTGTCTGTTTCTGGTATAGGGTTTGATTCAAACTGGAATTCTGGATCCCAGGCTTTTTCTAGATTCTCTAATATTCCCATGAATTCATTATACAGCAAAATCTGAAAAATTTTGTAAATTCAAATAGCCTAAAATCTGAATATTTTGTTCAGATGTATGATGCAGTATTTTAAATAGTGCAGGATAAAAATATAGTGAGCACATAAGCGATCTTGTTTTATTTATGTCAAATTAATGCTAGTTTATTTTTATTTACTAGGAGGTACCAATATTTTTTATCTTAATACTGGCACCCACCTAATAAATATCACTGGGTGAGGCTAACTAACTTTTGTAAGTATAGGGGTCACCTTGCGATCTAGATACGCTTTCATTTGCTTAGTTTCTTTTTGTTGTTTTAGGTCTATATTAGCAATACCTAAATCTTTTAATACTTTAGATGTTTCTATTACTATAGTTTTAGCAAATGCAACACCTAATAGTTTTAGTCCTAAAGGAATTGCGACTACTGCACCAATAACTAGCACCATAGTAACTACGGCACCAAAGATTAGAAAATATCCTAACCAATCAAAGAATACACTAAACGGATTTGTAAACCAATCAAACATTTATCTCCTAGTCAGATGTAGTAAGTGTTGATACGGGTGTGAGTGAGTCTAGGTAATCTTGTCTTACCTTAGACATAACTCTATCTATTTGTGCATAAGCATTAGCGCACTTATAGCAATAGGTCTCTGTGTTAATGCCTAACATAAAGGCATCTGTTCCACTATAGACTAACTCTGTTGATTTGCAGTTTATAACTTGGCATTTCATTTATTTATCTCTTTTCTTTTGTGCATAAGCAGGGGTTAATAGTTATTTGTTTTCCTTTTTGTGTAACTACCGCAAGGGTGCTACATTGTGAGCATAGATATATGTGCATATTAGTATTCACTATCCTTATCTAGTATGGTAGGGATAAGGACTAGTATAGTGCCTAGCACTGACAAGGCTATTAGTATAATAGGTAGGCTCATTAGTTACCCCCGAAAATAAAGGCTAGGGCTATGGCTATACCTAACCCTATGAATGCACCTATAGGGGCATAGTCTGCATTCTCATCTAGCCAATCAATTATTGATGTAAATGGATTCATATTTACTTACCTACCTTAGATAATGCCATATATCGCTCAACGATAACCTTAGCCTTATCAAACCCATACTTATCGTTTAGAATAGCGCATTGGCGTAGTGTCAATGCATAGTTAGTAGGGTTATTTACTGATAGTGCAGATGAGCCAAACTCTTCTGCTATTTCGTTATATATAGTGTTCATATTTAGTGAACCTTTCTTTTAATGCGATATCTATTTGATACCTTTTTTGTTGCCTAGTGTTATTTGCTCTTATTTGCTACGCTCACCCGATAATCGGTTTATTTGGTAGGCTCAGAGGCTCAACTAGGATTTCTATTATTTAATTTTTTGTATGTAGTAATACTAACATACATTTCCCGTACTGTCTAGTATACTAACCAGTAGTCTCACTATGTGGAGCGTGGGATATGTGATTTAGGTTACTTATTCGCTACGCTCATATAACAATTCGTTATCTTATTTGGTAGGCTCATAACCTTTTATCTCTATTTAATTTTTCTTATACTAGTATAATAACACATCTACCCCTAAAAGTCAAGCACCCTATAGGCGTGTCGTGTGTGATATGCATCACATAGCACGTGCCTGTGGATAACCTGTGGATAACCTGCTACATAAGCCCTGCTCAGCGCACCCCCTCAATGTGACTTGTATCATATGTGATACGCATCACAATGTCCGATTTATACCTTTTATACCCTACTAAATGTCAGACCCCCCTGCTACACTTACAGTATAAAGAAAGTTAATCAAAGTGATTAAACTAGAAAGGAGTCAGAAATGACTAACAGAATATTTGAGCAGGGTAATAGCCCTCTAATGAACGAATACTTAGGATATGTAAAATGCTCTAAGTGTGAAAGAGTTACAGCGTGGGAAACCTGCGTAATGTGCTTACCACTTCCAGAGCAACGCTCTTGCGCTTGCGATAACGAGTATTGCTACTGCTAATAAAATAAAAAAACTTAATAAAATAAAATTAACTAATAAAAAAAGAAAGGTTGTCAAAAATGATAACACTAAATGAAATAACAAAATGCGTTGAGCATAACCCTATGAAATCTGCTATCTCTAATGTAGGAGATGAGCAATTTACTTTCTGCCAAAATTGTGAGCAGAATATAGAGCGTTGGTATAACGATACCGACCCTGAGCGTCTACCTATGTGGACAGATTGGAAAGTGTCTAACTAATGACTAAACTAATTTGTTGCTTTTGTGAAAAAATCTATTCTAGCGAAACCAAGTTTTGTGGTTTCTGTAATGAGTATAAAGGTCTAATGACTATAAAAGATTTTGACGAATACTACGGAGAAAGGATTTATTCATAATGAATTTCTATGAAACATTTTTTGTAAGTGGTAACGCACTATTCTGGTTCTCTATGATCTGTTTAGCAAGTGGATTTTATTTATTCGTAAAAGAATAAATTTAATTCCCCTGCAAAAATGGGACGTGCCTGTGGATAACTTGTGGATAACCTATGTGATTAGTATCACAAAAATACTTTTCCGACACGCCCGAAAAACACCCCTAAATGTCAGTACCCCCTGCTAGAATACTAGTATAAAGAAAATCAAGAAAGGTTCTTGATAAAGAAAGGAATTCACAATGAATTCACTAAAAGTAAAAGGATACAAGTTATCCTATCGTGTGGAGTTAGATACTAACCCACGCTATCCTCTAATGAAAGAGTTTAGCACTTGTCTAGGAGTTATCTTTAACTCAGAAATTGAGGCTAACAATTACTTAGACCTCGTAGCCTTAACAGGTACAATACTAGAAACTAATCTAGTAGAAATAGAATACACTCCACGCAATAGCGTAGTGTATGCCACTACTAGAAGTTGGGAGTAGTACTAATGAAAGATTTTGTAGAAAAATTAGAATTAGAAACCTACTGGGAAAATCCAGCATTAGGAATTCACCCTGATTTAGCAAAAATGCTAGATGAGGCAATTAAGAAAGGTAGTTACACTAAATGAGTACTTTTGTATCAATTAAATCAGTATGCGGTGCGGTTAGCACTAGCATAGACATCTATGACCTTGAGTTAAACCCTCACGGAGTTATCTGTTGTGATAACTGTAAGTCAATTCTTTTATGCCGTAAGGCTTGGGATTTCTTATACAAAAAAATAAATAAATAAAAAAAGATCGCAGAATAAAAACTGCGATTTTTTGACGTCCCGTGTGACGCAAATCACATTAATTATACGGCGTGTCGCCTTGACTTTTTGGGTTTGGTCTGCTAGTATTGCTACTATAACAATTAAATAATGACTAATAAGGTAGTGAGCCTAGCAAATAAATGTGACCAGTATCACATTGAGCCTAGCGAATAAATGCCCTAAAATGTCAGCCCCTAGTGGTAGGATAGTCTTATCACTTAAAAATGAAAGGAAGTCTAAAAATGACTTACACTGTAACACTAGAAACCTTTAATGGTTCTACTAAAAAAATCAACCTTGCCTCTAAAGGTGCGGTTGCTCAATTCGTATCAACTTACCCAACTCAATTACCTGTTGGCGTATCTGTAAAAATCGCTTGCGATACTCTCGGTCTAAGTGGCACAATTCGTGGCACTCGCTTACTAACAAACTCAAACTAAAGAATAGGAAATAAAATAAATGATAAAAGTAAATCACTCTCTAAACTTCGTAACCGAATTTGATGAAACCCATCCAATTTCTCAACGATTCTTGCAACTAGATGAACTCTCACAAATTGCAATGCTTGAAGGTATGCTCAAGGAACTGTTAGTGCCTGCATTAACTCCAGTAATTGAGGACATAAATAAAAATGGTTCTTATGCAATTCTAAAGGTGGTCGCATAATGATGACCCGTAAAGACTATGTTGCCACTGCTGAAATTCTTAGCAATTATTTTGCTACCTCTGTTTTTGACGAACAAGGGGAAATGCTATTTGCTGATTTGGTAGATGAATTTTCTCTAATGTTCGAAACGGATAATCCAAGATTTGACGCAACTAAATTTGCTATTGCTTGCTATAAAGAATTGGCGGGTGTGTAATGATTTTAGATACTGGAACACTAATCGCAATTGTAATTGCTCTTGCTGGTTCTGTTGGAATGATGATCGCATTTTGGCAACGCAATGTTAAATTAGAAAAAGAAATTCGCAGACTGTCAGTTGCTTTGCGAACTGAACGACTTAAAAAATAAATAAAAATCCTAAGCAAGATTTAAAACTGCTTCCAATTTTTTGGGACGTCGCGGTCGGGCGTGTCGCCCACAGATTTATCCACAGGCTTAGTGTTGTGAGATTTATCACATAGGTTGAGCGTCTCACTATTTGGATTTACTGGCTAGTAAGTTGATATTTTCTGTCTAATAGGCTAGACTTACATAGTAAGGAAAAAGAAAGTCTATTTACTTTGGGCGTGTCTAGCAGAAATGTCAGACCCCTATGGTAGGATAGAATTATCAACAAAAAGAAAGAGGTTGGCAAATGTCAGCAAATGTCTATACAATAGAACACCTACTAGTAGGAACACAGTATCGCTCCAATACTTTAACTGGAGAAATTATCTCAGCAGAGATACACCCTAAAGCCGTATGGTATCAGGGTTGCGAAAGTTATTTGGTAGAAGTGCGCCCTAATAACTTTGGAAAGACAGTATGTCGCACAGTAGCAGTAAAGGTAGAAAACTAATGGGATACATAGAGATTTTTAGAATTGACAACGAAGGCGCAGGGTGGGTAGACTTGGAGTCTGCTACACCTGATGAACTATTTAACTTGGAAGTGGGCTTACTTAATGAAGGCGCACTATTTACTACGAAAGAGGCTAACTAATGAACGAATACCTATACTCAGTAACTACTACTAACGATAGCGAGAATAAGCCTAATTGGGTTGGTCGCTATGCTGATGCTTTATCTGCCGTGGAAGTTTATCAAAAGTTTATTGACCACGGATTTGCTAATGAATACCGAACAGTTAATTTATCAGAGCCGTCAGGCAAGATGCATACAAAAATATTGTATCGCTCAGGAATTGTAGGGGGTAAGTAAATGGGAAGCGTAACAGTAATTGGATTAGCAGACTCAGTATTAGATTTAGAAACTCAGATAGCGTATCACTTGCAAGGTAATCACTATCCGCCCGTACCACTTTCTATGGTACAACCTTGCATTGATGCTATTGATGCTATGTATGCAGAAGAAAGCGATACGCCAATTGCACTTCCAGAAGGCATAACCTATAAAGGTCGCACTACTGCACCCGCTTGGGCAATTGTTGAGCAGCACCACTTATCTTGGTTCATTGACCCAGCAGATGAGTATGGAGATGAGGAATAATGCTAAAGTGTTGGAGTTGTAAAATAGAGGTAGATGAGGAAACAGGCTATCACTTATTTGATGGCGATATCATATGCTCGGATTGTGAGAACTAAATGTCTGATACAATGTTAGATATGGAACTTTTACACGCTGACAATATAACACCAGGTCAGTTAATGATTGATGATCTAATAAAAATTGACAACGATATCGTTCAGGTTATTTCTATCATAAGTGATTCTACTGGAGATAACTATGATGTAGAAACTCAAAACGAATTTGGTGAAAAAGAATTTACTCAGTATGCTTATACTGATTTGATTCCGTTGTATGTTTTTATTGACTATGAGGAATAGTTAAAAGTATTTTTATTCACTTCCCCGAATAAAAATGCGACGTCGCGGTCGGGCGTGTCGCCCACAGCCTGTGGATAACTTATGTGATGTTTATCACAAATCTTTGACTAGTCAGACCACTCGACACGCTGGCTATTTGTCAGCCCTGCGTGGTAGACTTTCAGTATAAAGAAAGTGAGAAACTCTCACTAAGAAAGGTTAGGTCAAAAATGACTAACACTAATGAAAAAAAGAAAGTCGCTTATTGCGAAAAACACGAACAAGAATTTTCAGGTATCTGTGGTTCTTGTATAGGAGAATTTGGATACTTTGACTAATGAGTACCTTTGATAGAATTCTTAAAGAGCAACAAGAAAAAAGAATTGCTCAATCAGAAAAAAATAAGGCTATGGTAGAGGCTATGTTCTCTAACAATTCTCGCCCACTAAACAACTCATACCTACTAATGAAAGAAGAAAACTAATGTCACTATCACTAATTAATAAAATCAATGTTGGAAAAATATTTATTTCCAATAACGAAACTTATCTTGTTAAAGAGATTCTAGAAGTTAACGACGAAACCGAATTAGTAAGTGCAACGCTTACTAATCACAAAGGTGAGGAAGTTTTCTTTAATGGTGGATTCTCTCAATGGTTCGAAGGGTTGGTTAAATAAATGAAAACACTACAAGAAAAATTAAACGCAGTAGCGTTAGAATTAGAACCAGTACTTTGGGAATTATTAGACGAAATAGAAAAAGAATAAATAAAAACCAAGATTGCAGAAATAAAAATCTGCAATTTTTGGACGTCGCGGTCGGGCGTGTCTGTGGATAACTTGGGGATACTCACCAGTAACCCCTATAAAATATCTTTAAGATGATTTATTTTCTTTTCCCCGATCCTGGGCGCTGGAAAATTTTTTGTGATTTTAATCACACGAGTTAGATTTGACATTTTTATCAGATGTGTGTTAGTATTGCTATATGAAGAAAACAAATGAGGAACTACGCAGGCTAATGGAGTTAAGACGCTCTAATGCCGCCTCTGCCGTGCCTTCAAAGAAAGCCTACAACCGTAGGAAATGTCAGTCCCAACTGATAGAATTAAAGAAAACAAAGGAGACCCCCTAATGGCCAATATGTATGAAGATGAAATGTTTGATGAGTACTACTCAACAACTTGCCCCTCTTGTCAAGAAAATGCCGTTGACGCATATGAAGAAAAATGTACTCATTGCTTACTAGAAGAAATGTCCGCTACCTATAATGAGGACATTGCTCTAGAAATGAGTCTAGGCCTTGACTACTAATACACTTAAACTAAAAAGATCTAATGATAGAAAGGTGGCTAACCTTGTCACAAAAAATGGAAAGCAAGCAGCAATCGCAAATACATTCGGCCTACCTGCTGGAAAGGCTTTCTCGTGCCCTGGTGCCACTAGTGTTTGTGAAAGCGTTTGCTACGCAGGAAAACTTGAAAAAGTATTCCCCTCAGTAAAAGTTAATCTGCTACACAATTGGTCCTTGCTTAAAGACGCAGACGGCGAAACTATGGTCCGCTTACTTAATGAGATGATTTCTGATTTCAAGGCTGACTGTATCAAGAAAGACGCACCGATGTTATTCCGTATCCACTGGGACGGAGATTTCTTTAATGATACTTATACATATGCCTGGAAAGTAGTTATTGATAAGCATTCGGATGTTCAATTCTGGGTATATACCCGCGTAAAGTCCGCTGCTCTTATTCTTAAGGATATTCCTAACTTGTCTCTTTACTTTAGCACTGATAGTGAGAATGTAAAAATTGGTGTTGACTTAAAAATTAATCAAGGTGTTCGCCTTGCTTATCTTGCTAAGAACTTTGCTATAGGTCAAGCAGATATGAAAGAAATGATCGGGCGACCTGCTGCTAAGTGTCCTGAGAATAATAAACAAATTCCCCTTATCTCTACTAAGGGTAGCGCTTGCGTTTCTTGTAAGTTATGTGTATACTCTAAGAGTGATATTCTTTTCTCTGCGAGTAAAAAGTAAATGAGTCCTTGGTTCTATTTACTAATGATACTAATAGTAATGATTTCTATTTTAGGTGGGAGTGGATAAATCCCTGGAAAAACGGGACGTCGGCCTCACCCCTATTTGTCAAGCCGACACGCAGGGTTTACGATATGATCTTTATTACCCCCAGGTTTTGAGGCAGGATTTGTATTTTTGAGATTTTTCTGCTAAAATTGTATTATACGCACAAAACCTAGTGACTCAAATCACATAGATAATGTCTCACATTTTGAGATTATTTGGAAATGGATTTGTTATTTCTTAGATTTTTTGCTATACTTAATACATAAGGCAAACCAGCCCAACAAACAGAAAAGAGAAACAAATGACAGTAGCAACCGCAACATATAAGGTCGGAGACCTCTACACTTCACAGAAGTCAAAGGTAACAGGCACTATCTTGGAAATCGCACCTAGCAAGACAGGCGAAACAGTTCGTGTTAAGTTAGATGTAAATGGCAACACACGCTGGACAACTTGGACAGCAAAGTAATCTAATTACTTATTCCTGAGCAAGAATTAAAAAGGCTCAACTTGTCAGACCCACCCCCTATAATAGAAACTAACCCACAAAAGAAAAGAGAAACCCAATGGCAACAAGAGGTAAAGCAATCTCAGTTAAAATCGCAACACCAAAGGTAATCAAGGCACTAGAAGGCGCACTTGCTAAACTAGAAGTTGATTGGACTTCACAAGAAGCAAATGAAGCAAAGTATCAGAAGGCTTATGAGAAGTGGAAAAAGGAACTTATTGACTATGCGGTAGCAAACATCAAGAAGGCAACCAACTTCCGCACTTCATATCGTTCTTGGAACAACAACCTAAACATTGACTTTGACCTAGCAGTATCAGAAAAGGAACTGCCAACAGAGCCAACTAAGGATTTCGTAGTTCTACACAGACACGAATATGAAAGTCAGAAAGAGGAAATTGCTAACGCAATTCGTATCCTCAAGATGACAGATGAGGAAGTAGTAAATACTTCCACCTACAATGCGGTGGCTCGCTACCTATAATTAGGGCAGGAGGCTCAGAGTCTCTCCTAACTATCCTGAGTATGATATAAAACTGCTCACACAAACC